TCTGTAATCTACCTAATAGTTCCCTAGCAGTTGCTGCCTTGTTAGCAAGAATACCAATATTCACACTAGCATTGAAAACAGCGTAATGAAGTAAGAACGCCACAACAGTTGTAGATTTACCTGTCTGACGAGGCATCTTACAAATGTTAAATCTATTATGATGGAAATTATTAATTAATCTTTCTTGAAAATGATATGGTTCAAAAGGTTGAAGACCTTCATCCAACGTCACAATCTTGACGTAGTTCATAGCAAAGTATACAGGGTCTTCCTTACACTTTATAAACTCCTCAATATTTTCTGCAGTAAATTCAACTTGGGTATTAGCCTTTTTTAAATTAGGATTACCAAGATATATGTCAGCAGCACTCATAATATAACCTCAATTACTTAGTAAAACCGTCCCCTGCACCTACATGGATATATGGATCACCATAATTTATAGAAGATATATAACAATTCCTTAAAATAGCACTAGGATATACTTTATTTAATGCTACCTGAACTTCATCTTTACTTGGTTTTCCTGGTTGAGGGAAGAACATCTTACAGTAGTAAGTCTTTCCTCTCCAACTATACATTAACTCATATACATTTCCGTTCTGAGCAGGAATTCTAGTTGTTGCTGCTTCTTCTATTTCTTCATGAGGAATAGTATTACCATCAGCATCCTTTTGATGATGTTCTTTCTGTAATTTATCTCTTTCTATAGCTTTAGCAAGTCTTTGTCTCTTTGCTGCTTTTGCTGCTTCATTCTCTTTATTTGAAGTTTTAGCATCTGTACCTACAACTCCTCTTTTAGGTTGAGATCCAGTAGTTACTTTTGCTTTCTTTTTACCAAGAACATCAACCTTAGAACCTAATGCAGCACCAGCAGCAGCACCAAGTGGTCCACCAACAGCACCACCTAATACAGCACCAGAAGCAGCACCCAATACTCCTTCATCTATTTCTTCCCATTTTCCACCTTTTTGCTCATACCATTTATATGCCCATGAATGTGCTTTAACTCCATAAACACCAAATCTTTCTTCAGCTAATTCTTTTGCTCTTGTCCATAATTTAGGACGAGATGCATCAAAATTTGATTCTAGAATTTTTAGAGAAGCTTCTCCATCTAATCTATCTAGTACTTTTTCAACAATAGGACTTGCCATCTTTCTCGGACACTTTTTTATATTTAGGCATTCATAGTTGTTCTAAACACTTTAAAGACTGTGGAATCACTAGAAGTAGGTGTTGCTAACAACCTAACATTACCACTGTCTATATCAGCATCAAAGGTAGCAAGACTAATTCCAGTTTTAATTGTTCCATATTCACTAATATAAACATTTCCTCCAGCATGAAGTAAGTTTATAGAAGTAGTGTGATAATCACTTCCTTTCTTAATTTGAATTTGATAAGTTGCAGCAGAATAAGTAGATGAACTAAAGGTATCTATTGATGCCTGTGCAGTAGAAGTTTTTGTAGAAGTTACACCTTCTATTCTAACAATATTTGAACCACCTAAATCTATTCCACTTCTAGCAGTAATCAATCCAACAGAATCAATACTAGTTACATCCTCATAAGTTAAAGTTCCACCTATAGATACATCTCCACTGAATGTGGCATTAACAGCACTTATATTCCCACTAAATGTACCAGTTGTTCCATCCACATTTCCTGTTAAAGGACCACTAAAGGCAGATGCAGTTATAATTCCAGTAGTATTAATACTATCTTCTGTTCCTATTCCAGCTGCAGCACCACCTACCCATTTACCAGTAGAGGATTGATATTTAAGAACCTTATCATTAACTTTAGCAGAATCTCTATCTATATCATCTAAAAACTCAAGACGAACTTCTCCTCCACCACCTTGAGTATGGACAATATTTTTTAATACATCTATTTCCTTTCTTAATATAGCAAGTTCAGATTCTGTAGTATTTTCTTTTATTATTTCCTTTCCAGTTTTCTCATTAATAGTATCTAAGATTTTAATTGCATGTTCTGCAGTAGTTTCTTCTGTAGCAATTTCATCAACAGCAGGTTTAACTGGTTTTTCCTTACTACCAATCTCTTGTTTTATTTCTTCATAATCATCTTTCTTTGCTTTCTTTTTAGTCTTTTTCTTAGGTTCAGAGAAAATAAAATTCTCAAAAATCTTAGCATCAGCAACTAATTTCTTTCTTGCTTCCTCTTTCTCCTTTTCCTTTTCTTGTAATTCTTTTTTAACACGAGCTGTTTCTACTGCTATATCCTGAAACATACTTTCAAGAGATATTTCACCTATTAATTCTTTTTTCTCTTCCTCCTTTTTCTTCTTTTCTTCTCCTATTATAGAAAAGAAGCTATCCAGATTTTGATCCATTTTTACCTCCATTCTTTAATAACTTTTGTAATTCAGCAGTAGAACCAACAAATAGTGCATTATTAACTGTGGTAGGACTTTTTGCCTCTTCCTCTTTATTAACGTCTTTAACTTTCTTCTGTAAGTCCATCAACTTATCAGTAGCATCAGAAACACTCTTAATTAATTGACCAGCAACTTCATATGCTCTAGGCATCTCACTATCTTGAGCAAGTTCTAGAATACCATTAATTGCTTCCTGACCTTTCTCTATGATACTGTAAAGATTACCACGAGTATACTCATAGTCTTTAGTTATATCATCTTTAGTAAGTCTATCTGGTTTCTTTAATGGAGAAACTTCAGTAGGAGTTATGTTAAGAGTGTCATCCATAATCTATACCTCAAATTATACTACCATCAAATCCAAAATCATCACCAAATTCAATGAGAGCATTATCATCAGTTCCTGGATAATTGATACCCAAGACCTGTGCTCCCTTAACATGATTCTGAACTGTTGTATTATCTTGAGCCCTCTTAACAGTCATCTTATTACCTGTTACAGACTCAACATACATCTCTTCTTGACCAATATATACATACTTATCTGCTTCAATCTTAGTACCATCATCTACTTCAATAACAGTCTCTAAGAGATCAACATTTTCAGCAAGAAGAGTTACAACATCACCAGTGTAATCCTTAGTTGCTCTTCCAGTTACACTATAAGTAACATCTCTAGAAGGAGCAACACCCTTAGCACTGGAACCAGCAACGTATCCAACAGAAACCTTCTTGATAACATCTCCAGTAACATCTGCAATAGGACCGAATACGTAAGTCTTAGCAGTAAATTCTAAAGTATAAACTAATGCTCTTCTAGTTTCAAAATTTCCTTCATAATCATCTTCCATTTGGATGTTATCTAATTGAATAGGAACATCTCTTAATTCTTTTAAATTTCCCAAATACTTAATTGGAAGATTATAAGCAGGTTGGAAATATGGTAATATCTGCTCTACAATTTGAAGCATATCATCATTCAACTTTGTCATTATAGACAATTGAATCTTCATATTATAAGGAACAGGAATATAATTTTTATTTACTGTTGCTCCATCTGGAGTTTGATTAATAATTGTTTGAGTCTGTGTAGACTTTCTTGTTGGATCATATTGAAGTCCTAAAAATTCAAATGACATTCTAGGAAGTGTCATTGAAACAGGCTTATTCAAATCAGCCTCTTGTTGCATTCTCGCAAGAAACTTTTGAGTAGGTCCATAAGCTAAGGGAACTTTAACTATAGAAGAATCCCCATGCTTAATTTCCAACCCATTAAATAAAGATCCAAATCCAATAATTACAGATCTGAAGATCTCGTTGTAAAAATACTCAAACATTATTTTATACCATTATACTTACTATTTAACAAAATAAAATTAAGGTATTCCAAATGGATTCTTTTCAGTAAAGTCTAAAATAGAATCTCCTTCTGTTTGGAAGACATCATTTTCAGCAAAAGCATCTACCAAATCATCAGTATTAACTTTTAATATACCATACAAAGCACCAGAATTAGAACCTAGAATTGTCTCTCCAACAACAAACTTCTTATCTACTATAGAAATTTCTAATGTGTTATTAACTGAATCCCATTCCTTAACTCTAGCAGTTGCTCCAGAAGTCTGACCTGTAACAGTTTCATTAAAGACATAGGAACCAGTTCCAACACCCACACCTGCTCCAGTTGGTGCTTCAAATGTAATAGTTGGAACCTCAGAGTAACCAACACCAGCATTAGTAATATAAGCAGTTGTAACAACACCAGCAGAGTTAATATAACCAATACCATAGGCAGCAGTACTACCAACACCAACACTTCCAGGTGCTGATACTGTGAATGTTGGATGTGTGGTATATCCAGAACCACCACCAACAAGTGTTACTACTCCTATTGAACCAAGTGTAGTAATTCCTACTGTAGCAGCAGCACCTACACCATATCCAGTAGGATCTTGAATCGTAATCCAAGGTGCTTCTGTATATCCAGCACCAGCATTAGATATATGAATTGCCGCAATCTTTCCATCAGTTAGACCAGTATCACAATCAGTCCAAGTAGTAGAAACAGAAGCAACACCAACAGCATTAGCAGAACCAGCAGGTGAAGAAGATATACCAATCAAAGGTTGTGCTTGATAACCAGCACCCATATTGGTCATATAGATTTTCTGAACACCACCTGTAGCAACATAAGATGCTGTAGCAGTAGCAGTAACAGCAGCTCCTATTAAAGTAAGAGTCTGGATATATCCTAGTTGTTCTACTTCATCATCAATAGTTTCAACTCCTGTATCAATAACCTCATCCTCATAACGGAAGAGTTCACATCTAAGTTGATAAACGTAATTCTTTTTAAGTTGATAGAATGGTTGCTCATGCTCAACATACTTAATTTCAAATAACCTATCACCTAATGGGAAGTAAATAAGATCCCCTTCTTTAGGTCTAGTTGCTAATTCTATATTGGGTATATTTTTAATAAGAGGTGTAATATAAGTCTCATATCTTTCTCTAGAAATAACAAGAGTCAAATCATCTACATTTTGAATACCAAATTTTGATAGGAGTGTACCTTGTCCACCATATCCTTCATAACTATCGATATATGCTTCAATAGGATAAGCAGCATCAAATTGAGATTCAATAACCTCTCTAATAATAGTATTTTTTTGAATATATCTTCTAGGAATATAATAGATATCTACTCCATACATCTTCAACTGTTCGTTGATAAGACTTTGGACTAAACTTTGTTCACTTTTAGCTCCCTGTAAGAAATATGGATTAAGTGCCATGTTCTACCTCAAGCTATCATGTCTAGTGGAGGAGTCTCATAAGTACTAAGCATTTCATCACGTATTTCACTTAGTTCTCCTTGAGCATCATCATATATTTGTCTTCCATTTAATTCTATACCTCCAGGAAGTTTTACTCCTTGGAATTTTATTAAATTCTGACCCCATTGCCTTTTAACTAAAGCAGTAAGATATTTCTTTAAAAATCTATCATTATAAACTTTAGTATAAGATTCTGGACTCAATCCAAGATAACAATCTATAACCAAATAATCACCAGCAGTAACCTCATCCCAGTCAATATCAATATATAACCTATCTTGTCTCATATTGAATCTACATCTGGTATGAGTATTAAGAAGGAAATCCATAGTTTCCAAATAACTCATAGCCATTGTATATCCCAATAATTCCATTCTTCCCCAATAATATATGTCATTCATCATCAACTGATACTTAAAGCTGAACATGTTTCCAGTCATGCCCATTGCTTTAGTACTATTAACTTTAAATATATTTTTAACTCCTATTACATTAGCAGGGACTTGTAGATAATTACTACTTTCATAGAATTTAAATTCTGTTGTTCCATTACCAGGAATATCTGATGAAGCAGTCATAGATCCTATTCCAGATCCACCATCAGCATCTGCTGTTCCTCTATCAATATCTCCTTGAGTTATTTTATACTTTAGATAATTCTCTGTAATTCCATCATAATGTCTTTCTTGATAAAATTGGATGGCATCATCCATCAAATCCTCTAGTTGCTCATCCGCAACATTAATCTCTAAAACAGGAGCACCGTTCTGCCTAAGAGCATAGTCTATTAATTCTTGTCGTGATGATGGTTGCGCCATGAATATAGTTTACCTTTTACTTATTTATGGAGCGGAGGAAATACCTCCTTGTACCAATATATCTCCTTCTACCATTCTATAGATTGTAGATCCAGAACTTACTAAAATATCATATACATGTCTTCCTTTTTTCAAACTTCTTGTAGCAGTAGAACCTAAAGATATTTCAAATTCACCACCTGCAGCACTAGTGATTCCTACAGTGAAAGTTGCTCCTACTCCTAATGTTGCTCCAATAGCAACAGATTTAGTCATCTGTGAAGATCCACTATAACCAGTTAAATTATAAGCAGACTTATCTGGTTTAAGAACAGAAAAAGTTGATTTAAAATCTGCACCAGAAAGAATAGTTAGATTGACACCGTAAGCTACTCCAGCATCAGGGTCAAATGTAATAGTGTTATTTGCCATTTTACTTACCTACTAAAGATTGGAGCATAGATTTAATATCACCAATATCATTAGTCAAATTATCAACTTTGGTTTCAAGAGTATCAATTCTTTCTGCCTTTGTTCTCATCTTTTTTCTACTACTTACGTAGATATCAAAATCACTTTTATTTTTATTAATGATAGCCCCAGACACTTCATCTCTAAAGAGTCCAGGATTATCTTCTACAGGAATTAAAGCCATAATTATGCAAGAGCGGAAGCACGAAGTCTTTGGAATTGAGGAACCACAGCAGAATCAGTAGATGTTCCAACAATCTTGATTCTGAATTGTTTAAATGGATCTAGATCTTCAATACTATAAGTATATTCCTTATAAAGTCCTTGATGTGGTTCTGCAACATAAGTATCAACTTTAGGAACCTTTTTATTAGCTTCACCATCATTATCAGTTGGAGTAATAATATCTCCATTAACATTTAGATTCTTATATCCTGGGAAAGGAACAAAGATAGCATCTTTAACAGGACCATCCTGATTTAATGCATAGAATACTCTAACATCACAAACATCAGGAACATATCCATCAAGAATTACCTGCAATGATGTTGCTGGATTTTCCAATGTTACATTCTTGGTTACATAAAGGAATGCATCAGGATCTCTAATACTTAAATTAGATCTAAAGTCAGTTGCATAGTTAGAAATAGGTTTATTAATTCTATTGTTAACAAAAGTAACTCCTGCATGATCTAAGTTAATCATAGGACTTAATCTTTCATCACTAGCTGATAAATTCAACAACATAGTTAGAGATTTATTTCCAGGAAGATCACCCAAGTAAGCAGCTTCATTAGCAGGAGATGCTACACATCTTGCAGAATCAAAATAATTCTTCTTAAACATAGAAACTTCTTGGTATCCCTTATCTTGGAATGCAGGTTCGTTACCATCTACACTAGTACCTGTAATAGTTCTAGCTTGAGCTGAAATCTTACATCCAGTAGGTGACATTGTTTCAAATTTAGGAATCATTATAGAGAATGGAATATTATATTGTCCTCTAGCTTGTTCACCACCACCTTTTCCAAGAGTCTTGAATTTAAGAGGAAGTTTTGTATTAGCATCAGTCGGATCCCACTGAGCAGAACTTCTATCTACACCATAACCAGTATCTGATGTATCTATTTTAATCTTATAAGAATCAATAGTAATTGCTTGAGAATCACCATCAGCACTTGCATCTGCTAAATCATGAGTCTTGTTAATTCTTCTTAAAGAAATTCCACCAAACTCATACTTATAAACCACATCATTACGTTCATGTCTAGATTGAAGACTTCCATCTACTGATCTAGTAATACCAGTTAATTTATTACCACTAACTGCAGTATATCCAATAATTTCATCTTCACACATAATATAACCAGTATTACCAGTTCCTACTGGTAAACCTTCAAAATTAGTAAATCCACTACCAACCTTAACATTAATAGCAGAAGTAGAAGTTCTACCATAATTAGAAGTTAATTGTGTTGGAGTAACATCACTCAAAATATCAGAAAGAGTTACTTTATTAACATCATTATACATTCCATGATTCTTCTGAAGAATCTTCATATGTAATCCATCATTTACAGTAACAATTGGAGATTGTGGAATAGCTCTTCCATTAACTAGTTCTCCTCCATTAACTTCTGTTCCTACCCCAACATTATCAATATACCAAAGTTGATTAGCACTAGCACTAACATCAAAATCACCTTGAACATCTGTCAATATTAATTCATTAAATGATGCTATACCAGATTCAGTCTGACCTACACCATAAACTTGATCAAACTGATTGACAACAGTTATTCTACCTCCAGTACCAACTTCATCATTTCCTAATGTACAAGTAAGAACATCACCTACCTTATATCCATAACCACCAGAACCAGCTACTCCATAACTAATACCAGCACCAACTAATTCACCATCAGTAACAGTCACAAATCCAACAGCAGCAGCACCTATACCCTCAACATTAGTAAATTGAACATTATTAAAGACATATGTACCAGAAGCAGGAGTATATCCAACACCAGGATTAGTAATCTTAAGAGCAGTTCCTTCAAGATCAGTAGCACTTGCTGTAGGAGGATAAGATCTAATAGATCCAGCAAATCCAACTAAAGATCCATGAGGTACAGTATCTAAATTAATAAATTTCTTATCATTACCAGCTTGGTAAACTGTATTACCAGCTTGAAGAGCAGTATCAGTAATGCTATTTTGGTTAATACTACCACCTATAGCAACCCTAATCTTATTAGGTTTAAAGAAGCATGATTCTGCCGAAAGATCCTCCATATCTTCAGGCAATTCACTATTATAGAAAGAAATAGATCCTCTACTCTTAAACTTAGCTCTATAGAGGTCAAATTTAATATCCTCATACTGACTTGGCGTCCATACAGAAGCATTCTGTGATTTGAATAATGAACCAAGAACAGGCTGTTTAGATACTATTACTCTACCAGCTTCAGATCCTAAAGTTCTAATATCAGCCTCACCTAATCTAGAAATATAGACTTTATAATTAGTAATTTTGGATTTAAGAACCATAGCATATTCAGTTGCTGGTTCCAAATAAACTGGAGCTTCGAATCTAAATGTAGTAGGAACAGTAGCATCAGATGATGTCTTTACTTGATCTGGAGTCAAATGAACTTCAGAATAAGGGAGAACCTCTGTAGTAGGAGTTCCTAACTTAGTAGTTCTCATTTGGAATGTAACAGGAATATTCTTATCCTTTTCAGCAAAGTAGAAATCAACCTTAGTTACAAACATACCAACATCTTGAGGAGTACCAAATGTTTGTGCTAGAGGGTCATCATCACCCCATTCCCTTGGTTCTCTAATAATTTGAGTAACCTGAGATACATTGGTTACGTTTCTAACATTAGTTACATTAGTAACTTCAGTAACATTAGTAATCTCATTTGTGATATTAGTAATCTCAGTTACTTCTTGAGTAACATTAGTAACAACATCAAATCCACTTACTTGAGATATTGTATTTGACTGTGCTTCTCCACCAATTGTTTGTGTTTCTTGGAACTCCTGATTTCGTACTTTAGCATTCCTCATAGACAAAGTAGTTTCTTGAGTAGAATCTATATCACCTTGTGAGTAGAATGTTTCTTCACCAGAGGTATCATAAGTACCCTTAATCTTACTATTAGTTTTACTACCAGTAAGTCTAAATGTTGATCTTCCAGTCTCAAATACTGGATTAGATTTAACACTAGAATGAGGAACATGGAATGTACCTATAATAGTTGCTTGCTTATCTGGAATTAATCTTACATTTGTTACTTTTGCCCTTGCTCCAGAAGATCTACCACGAAGAATCATCCCTTTAGTAATATATCCTCTATAACGTGGATAGTCATCACTAGCTAATGACCAACAATCTATATTAAGAGTAGTTGATCCACTACTATAACTTGCAGGAATTGTTTTTCTTCTATTATATGGGTTAGTAGTATAGATATCACTAGGTCTTCTATGAGGACCATACTTATGATTACTTTTTGCTACTCTACATCTAATAAATGCCTTTGATTCTCTATTTGATCTACCACTACCACGCATCCTTCCTACAATTTCTTCTCCTGGTCTGAAAGTACCATTCTCCATTTTTATTTCTATCAACTTAGGAACAAGGAACTTATTAACATCAACACCATCAAAGAAACCATAAACTCTATTGTATGGTTTGAAATCTGTTCCAGTGAACATAATTTCTCTAGATCTCATAAAGTTAATAATATCTCTCTTAACAACTCTACTTCCTAAAGATGATGTATCTATAGATTCAACAACAGTCTTTTGAGATCCTGTTCTTTGTTGATCTAAACTTATACTACCACTAGCAGTAATGTTATTAACAACAGAATCACTTGGATCTAAAATTTGTTGTTCACCAACATTGATACCATCCAATAATCCTCTAACAGCTCTATTATTTCTATTACTTGTTGCATTCTGCCATGTCTCTTGCTGATTAGATAATCCAAGATCCATATTAACACCAACAGTTTCCCAAGAATTCCAAACAACAGGAGTTATTCCCATTCTCTTTCCTTGAGCATTAGTTGTAACTTCAGCACCTAATGCTTCTGCGATACCTTGGAAAGAACCTTCCATCATCACATCATTAGGTTGCATTTTAGTAACATCAATCCATATATCAGTATCTGGATCTAATTTAATAGCACCTTTCCAGAACATAACAAGGAAAGGAGTTACGTTTTCAACTCTAGTTGCATATGGTTGGAATTGATATATTTCATCTGTATAATCCAAAGTAATCATATTACCAGTTCTTCTCACATTAGTACCCATCAAATCTGCAAAATTTGAATCCTCTGCACTACCATTACCTATTCCTGGAATAGCATTAGAAGCAACCTGCATATTAATAGCAGTAGAATAATGAGAAGGTCTTAAAACTCCTTTCTTTTTATCGATAGAGTTTTTAACACCAATAGCCATATCCTGTGATTGAACTGTAGTAAAATTATCTACAAATACACCAGATTTAAATCTATTCAATCCATCTGCATCAGGAATAAATTTATTTAAAGCTTCACTTTCAACAGTATTCAGTGAAGTATAATATTCTAAATTTTTAATTCTCTGCTCTAACTTAGAAATATCACTCATTTGATATCTCTTATGCTCAATAAATTTAACTCTAGCGTGAGATGTTTTATACAAATAAGCAGGTAAGTAAATATTAGCAATATTCATTGCTCCACTTACTTCTTCTGGCAACTGAGGTTCATCAGCAGGAGCACCATAAACAACTTGGATAAATCCTGTCTTATCAATATAAACCCTATCAGCTCTAGGTAGATAATAATTGAATCCCATAGACATGGATTCATCAGAAGCTAAAATATATTTGGCACTATGTTGTGCTCCACTATTTCCACTATCATCAAAACTTCTTCCTAAAAATTCAAAAGGAGAACGAGTACCAGCAGCTACAGTATATTCAGAAACCCTTGGTCTAGCATCAATTAAATCTGTATTTCTATTTCCATTAACACTTGGTATTTCAGTTCCATAATTATAACCACCATAAGAATTAACTGTAGTTATATCACCAACATCATTAGTATCATAAGTTCCTCTTGAATAATAAACTATTAATTTTTTGGAAGCTGGATCTTCATTTGCCTTTCTTATAAGTCTAGAATATCCATAATGAGATCCTACTTGTCCAGTTTCAAAATCATAAACTTGAGTAACATTAGGTGAACCTTCATCTACTACATTAACAACACCAGTAACATTAGAATCTTGGAAAGTAACTATTTCACCTTCTTCAAAAGGATTATTATTTAAGTAAATGAAATTAATAGCAACATCACTCTTTCTGACTACATATAATCCTCTTCCACCACTACTTTCTCCTACAAATTCTTCTCCTACAATAAAATCATTAGTAGAAGATGAAGGTCCATCCATAGAACCTATTGTAAGACCAGGAGATTGTGGATCATTTGTATCTACAGATTCATATACCCCATATACTTTATTAACATCTGGAACATTTAAACAAATTTCTTGATCTTGTACTCTAGTTCCATATGGGAATACAGCTCCATTTTCACCATATGTCAAACCATCATTTAAAGAAGTTCCACCAATACCAGAAGCTGGATTAGATGATTTATCAATTAATGTTTGTACTGATACCTTTTTAATCTTTGTCTTGGATGTAATATTACTCTTACGTAAAGTTGCTATCAAAGTAACGTTAGTGCTTGTAGCTACATTTAATCCTTTAAATTGAAGTGTAGTTGAACCATTAGTTAATTTAAGTTTATTTGCATTAATAGGAATAATAGCACCAGTAGATGCATTAACTAAAGTATATCTTTCTTCATCATAAGGCATAAATGTTTCATTATCATCAGCAGTAACAGTAGAAGTTTTTCTATTTGTAATAGTTAAACCAGTAAATTGCCTTCTTACTATAATATTAGAATTTACTAAATCAACATACTGAACATTTTCCTTTGGAAGAACACTATAAAGACTTTCATTATCAGAAGCATTACCAGATCCTGCAGTATTTTGCATTGCAGTTCCTACTAATCGTATACCTGATACATTTTCAGCACTAGAAGGAAGAGCACCACTAAAAACATTAGCAACATCAGTTGTAGCTCTAAGTGTAAGAGAAGTATTTTTAACAGCAGCAACTATATTAATAGTTGCTAAAGTTTGACCAGGTCTCTTATATCTAATGAGATCACCAGTAGTTACAATGCCAGCAAATACATCTCCAGCACTTGTTATAGTTGCTAAACCAACTGAAGGAGCAGCTACTCTACCACCACCAAAATTTCTAATTTTTCTTGGTATTAAATCTCCAGTAAATGTCTTACCAACACCAGTACTAGACCATAAAGATTGAATATCTGAAATTTCATAATTATCAATATCTACTGTAAATCTATCATCATCATCTACCCCATTAAATGTCAATCTTTCTCCTGGGAAAAAGTTTCCTTTAACATTATAAGCAGTAAAAGAAACTACACCAGTAACAGCATCTTTTAAATATGCGGATGCACCACTAGACTGACCTTCTATACGACAAGGTACAGATAAAGTAGTTTTAGCATTTAATTCAAATTTGGTGTACATCTGTACATCCCATAAAGATACATCCCATTGATTGGTAGTTGGTGCTCCAGTTTGATAAGAACCAGATTCTAATGCATAATCATAAATTCTAGCTATTCCAATTTCTTCTCCAGCCGCACCAACATGACCATTATCAATATTTGTATTACTACTAATATGAGTAGCTGAGGGTGTTGTTTCATCAGATACCCTTTTACTTCTAAGACTGATAGTATTATTGTTATTAAAACCTAAAGTAGGAGCTCCACTAACATTATTAAGAGTAAATGATGGTCCAAAACCAAAATTCACAGCTTGATTAGTAACTGTTTTTACATCTCTTGGTTTTACAACATCAAAGAGTGCAGGAGTTCTTCTCTGAACCTCATATCCTTTTACATAAGCTTTTCCTGGAGATAGTTTATAAACCATCAAATTATCTGCAGGCTCATTTCCTTGAGCAGTAATTTGACCAGTTTGATAAATTCCCCTATTACCCATACCATCGTTCAAACACTCTCTGACGGTAGTAGTAAAATCTTTTACATAATAATGACCAGATTCTTCCCAAGTTCTTTTAGCAAATTCATCAGCTAAATGATTATATTCAGTAACAACAGTATCTTTCTCAATAGCACCATTGGTAACTGTAGAAATCTGAACAAAATTTTCATCATTAAGTTCATTTGGTTCTTTTTTAGTAAGAGTTGCTGTAATTCTTAATCTATCAGCACCTGGAGCAGTATAATTATTAAATCCTTGAGCATTATCTGCTAGACTAGGATCAATATCAGCAGAAATAACATCTTCTTCTACTTTAAATCCTACTCTCCAACTTGAAGTATTATTATATTGGTCAAGTATTAATACTTGATCATGAACATCTACAAAATGACCTCTTAAAAAGTATATACCAGCAGATTGCTGATATGCCATACCAATAGCATTAGATTCTACAGTAACAGTATTAGCAAATCCTTCCCCTTCTGCTATAAAGGTAGTAGCATAACTAATATCTTCAGTTGTTTTTAAAACTTCATTATCAAAGAAAGTATTTACACCATCAGCATCTCCACTTTCTATATAATTGATATAAATTGTATAATTTCCTTTTTCAGATTCTTCGTCAGTAATATAAGTAATAACTTTTGCAGTAACTCCAGAAGATGATCCTGTAATCTCCTTACCTATTAATTGATCCAAATATAGAGAAACAGGAACTCCTAAAAATTCTGGATCAATTTGAATTCCAAAAAATTGATCTTTAAATGTTAACCCACCAGGAATTACTCTAGCTCCCTCCTTGAAGAGATGGTCTCCCATATCCTCAATTTGATTCTGCAGAATAGACTGCATGGTAGTGAGTTCTCTTGCCTGAACAGGGAATCCAGGTTTGAATAACACCTTATAGTAATTACTATCAGGCGTAAAATCATCAAAGTAGGGAGCTACATTTAAATTGGTTTCCTGTGGCATGATCTCTTAGAATTGCAAGATAATTTTTACGTCTTCTTTTTGGGACTTTGACCTAGTTATTGATGGTCTGTTATCAACATATACTACTTCCCCAGAATATTTTTTAATCTCTGGTTGTGCAACACCGCTGCTGAAATTTTGTCCAAGATAATATGTTCTATTATTTATTACTGTCGAAACACCTTGGAAATCAGTATTAATTCCCAAAGATACACTTCCACCATTAATTATATAACTACCACCTCCAGTTTCTCCTGGAGAAGTAATCATATGATTAAATCTATTTGCCCTAAAACCATAAATTGGATTAGGTTCAGCTAGACCAGTAGAAGTAAATCCAGCAGTAGTTCTATCTTGCCAGTATTTCAATACTCCAGTTATTTGGTCATATGATATAACTCTTCCTACAGCAGTAGAACCAACACCAACAGTTTGAGTAATAAAGGAGTCAGGAGTAAAAATAGCAGAACTATATCCAGTACCAGTTAGTCTAAGAGCATAAGCAGAACTTGCTTTGTCTAAAATTAACATTTGATCAGAACCATATGCTTTAGGGTTCTTAAGAACTCCTATTCTAGCAAATTGGTTTCCTGTAATAAAATCAGGGTTTTCAGAATCATTCTCAAACCTAGCATATGCTAAAGCATTCAATGCTCCTAATTCCAAGTAAATATCTTTTCCATGTCCACCTGGAGGAGGAATAATAACATTAAATGTTGGGGTTGTAGTGCCAGTTGGAACTCCACCAGCTTTTAAATCAACATTTGCATATGTGTATCCAGCACCACCATCAGCAACAGTAATGGATTCTACTTTTGAATCATTATTAATAACAATAGTTGCCTTAGCACCTTCACCATCACCAAGAATAGGAACTTGGTTATAAGTGATATTAGCAGTTCCCAAACCAACACCACGATTTGTTATTGTACAAATTTTAATTTGACCACTAGCATCTGCATTTTCCCTCATAGGGACATAACTAGCACTAGTATACCAATCATCAGGAACTGGAATATAATCTGTAGAATCAAATTTAATTGCTTGGCTTGGTCTAATACTATAAAGATATTTCCAAATATATCCATCACCACTACTTCCAGCAGCTCTAGGTTCTAAATCTGTAAAAGTAGGTTGATCTAATGATGGACCACCTTGATTGTTATTTTCAGGACTAGCATTATTAAACAAACAAGCATAGACTCTATAATCATCATTAATTACATAATAATTTGCTGAATAGATATCAAAAGCACCAGAAGGTTGAGATGGATTATCTCTAGTGATATCATTTCTCCACATATCATAAGTAACACCAGATTGCCACTTAAGCTTTCTTACAACTTGACTTATATCTGCTGAGTTAATTCTTTTAACTGCCAACATGGTATCATAATAATCATCTTGTTGACTAAAGCTATCTTTAGGAGCAGGAGGATCTGAATCCCAAGTAGAAACATAATCTGCAGGATTAGGTACTCCAATAAAACAGTAATACGAATTAGCACTGGATTGTACACCAGCCACAAAATTCGTAGCATTCACAATACGAAGTTGATCAGTAATTATCGCAGCCATTGTTTAAACAGTTTTCTTTTTATTTATTAAGGTTATCTAAGAGCTGGGTAGATAAAGATAGTACCACCCATTCCAGTATGTGCTGTACACTGATAATATAGAGTATCAGGAGCATTAAATGGAACTTCAAAAGTAATAGTTGATCCACCAGCACCATCATTATTAATTACACCAGAACCATATGCAGCACCAGTAGATCCATTAGCAGTGCTTTGAATTCTGAATGGATGAGCACCAGAAGAATTGCCATTAACAAACTGATATGTATTACCTCTTGCAAGGTATAGATCTGGATCATTTTCAGTAGCAGTAAATCCAACTCCTATAAATGTATAAGCACTAGTACCATTAGCACCTAATATCCATCTTCCACTAACAACTCTAGATGAGTCACCTGTGTAAGATTTACCAGCACCAACTACAATACCAGTAGAACTACTTGTTACAGCAGATCCAACATTAGCAGTAGTTATATTAGCAGTAGTTAAGGTTGCTGTTGTACTACCAAAGGTAGTAATAGTTCCAACTCCAGTAACATTTAATCCTGTCTGAATACCTGTTAGATTTAACCCAAGGGTATTACCATTAAGAACTAAACCACCATTAGATGTAGTTACACCAGTAACAGTTAATCCATTAGCAGCAGTAATAGAAGCAACACTAATATCTGGAGTTCCAGTTAAACCTGAAGCAACTGTTGCAGTTGCAGAATTACCTGTACAAGATCCAGATGAACCTGAAGCATTACCTGTTACGTTTCCAGTTAAAGCACCACTAAAGGTGGTGGCAGTTAAAGTTCCGTTTGCTGAATTAAAAGCTAAATTAGAACCTGTTTTTGGTGGTAAATTTCCAGTTGCAGCAGTTACAAATAAGGGGAAACAAGTTGTATCAGTTGATTCATCAGCAGCAGTAACATTAGTTGCATTAGTTGCAGTAGCTGAAGTTACATTAGTTAAATTTGATCCATCACCATGAAATTCTTTTGCAGTAACAATTCCAACATAAGATCCAGCATCAATATTACCTTGATCTATAGTAACACCAGTACCAATTATAGCTTTAGTTAATGTTGGACTACCACTTACATTAGAAATATCACCAAAGTAGAAGTTAGAATAAACATCAGTAACTTGAAGTGATGTAGCACCAGTTACAATACCAACAGTAGTAACACCAGATACAGTTAATCCAGTTGTAACACCACTTATATTCAGTCCTCTAACAGTTCCAGGAACATAAAGAGTTCCAACAGTACCTAAACCAGAAACATTGATATCTGTAAAGTCATTTGGACCTGCTTCTATAGCAGCCTCAATTGTATCTCTGGTTGTAGTATCTAAAGAAGCAATATTTTGTAATTGTCTTGCACTACTGATGACTTGATTAGTTCCAACTTTAAATGCAGTAGCAGTAGCAATACCAGTGGTAAAGTTAGCATTTAAAGCACTACCACTACATGAAATACTTGCAACAGTAATATTAGGAGTACCCTGCAATCCTTCAGCATTAGCAGCAAGAGTAGCATTAGAAGCAGTACCAGTTACATTACCAGTTACATTACCTTCTACATTTCCTTTTAATAGAGATATTGTAGCAATACCAGTAGAAGAAGCAAAATCAATACCACTGGAATTGATTGTCATTCCAGCACCAATTACAGCAGATGTAATTATTCCACTATTAATATTTGCTGTTGCTAAATTAGCAGTACCACTATTTTGTATAGTTACTAAAGTTGCTGTATCAGTAATACTAATTGCTGTTGCAGCAATACCTGTATTATCAATAGTAACTGTGTTTAGACCAACATATGAACCATCTCCAGTATCTCTAACTGCCAAAGAATTTGCTGTTACTGCACCACCAACATTAACTCCAAAAGAATTAATAGTAGTGATACCAGCAATCTTTGCAGTATCATATAAAATTGCATTTTGAGCAGTTATAATACCTGCTACATCATATCCAGCACTCGAAAAAGTATTAATTCCACTTATCTTAGCATCAGTAGCAAAAGTAACTATACCTGCACTATAAATCTGTCTTGAGTTAATTACTGCTGTATTAGCAGTTCCTGTAATAGTAGGAGCACCAAAGGAGGTTGATATACTCAGAGCACCATCAACAGCAATAGAACTAACAATTCCTACAAATAAATTAGTCCCATCACCCAGTTTCCCATAAACCTCATCAAAGTTTTCATTAACTTTAACGGCACCAGCTAAGAGGCTATCACCCGTTCCGTCATTCGGACTTGATCCAGTACTAATTCCTTGTTTCGCCATTATTCGCTAGGTTATTATTCCGTAAAGGTATTTATTATGAAATGACATACTCATTCATTTTCAATGGTTTATGTCTAGTAATCACTGTTGAAGTAGATAAACCACTAATCCCATTATCACCATAATAGGTAAATGTGTTACCTTCTTTTCTTTGTACTGTAATCTTACCCCAACTAAAGTGACCCATGTTAGGAGAAGTAGTAACAATACCAGAGTATGTGGTAATATTTTGAGTATCAAATGTAACTGTTCCTACACCAGTTTTATTTTGATCAAATTTATAATATGTAGAAGAGAAATTCTCTGTACTAATACCAGCAATATTACAGAAGACTCTTCTTACATCTGTAGTAAGACCTGTAAATGGTCCATTAATACCAGTAGCACCAATAGAAGCATTGGTTACAGTTACAGTTTCAGCACTAGCAACTTGATATACACAATCTAAGAATGATGTGGTAGCACCAACCTTAGTAGTAGTATCAGTCTTTCTAGTTTCTAGAGTTCCATCTCCAAATGTAAAGAAAGTATTATCTGCTATGAAGAAATCACCAGTAGTAATACCACTAACTGTGGTAGCAGCAGAAACAGGACCAGTTCCACCAGAAGCAACATCTCTCAAAGGAGATCCATCTGGAATATAGAAATCAAAGATGATTTGAGGTTTTCCACTTGTAGTAGTTGTACCAAATCCAACTATAGTTCCAAAATCACCTTCATAAGCATCTACATCCACTTTAACTTCTCTTACTGCTTGAGGAGCAGCAATTTCTAGAACAGGTGGATTTGTAGTAGTATATCCAGTTCCAGCATTAGTAACTGTTATTGATGTTACTGTTCCAGCAGCACCTACAGTACAAGTAGCAGTTGCTGTAACAAAACCACCACCTTCGGGAGGAGGAGAGAAAGAAAGTGTAGGAACTGCTGTATATCCAAGTCCAACATTAGTTAAATCTACAGAACTAACAGTACCAGTATCAGAAACTATAGCAGTAGCAATAGCAACTATCTTATCGTCCTGTTCTGTAATATCAATAAAGTTCTGTAGAGTATCTCTACTAGCAGACTGTTCATTATATTGATTAAAGAATGGTCTAACAGTATCAACATAGATGTATGTTGTACCTGCTCCTATTGGTTGTGTTACAAAAGCAGTAGGGAATACATCTGCTTCTAATTCAACCCTATCCTTTCCAACTGGTCTATTATTAACAATTAGATCACTAGTTTGTTTTCTCCAGTTAGCAGGTCTTAATAGACTTATATCTGTTGTTATTCCTATTCTATTGTAAGGTGTAGTAGTTACACTATCAGAACTTAATGATGTAATTCCTACAATAGTTCTTGGTTCTTGATTTAATCCTGGTCCCTGTGGATATCCATTATATAATTTCTCTGGATTATTCTGAATATCTATTTGATCACCTTTCTTAATAGTTTTAGCAACATTTAATAATGCTACATCTATTCCAGGAGTTCCTTTATAGAAAAGAACATGTATATAATCATCAGCATTAGGAGCAGTTGAGAATACAATAGAACTTCCACCACTACCTAAGTTATATGCATACCCTGGTTTTTGAAGAAGACCATTAACAAATACTAATAGAGAATGAACAGGACTTACATTCCAACCAGGAGCAGTTTTAAGTGAAACAGGTTTATTATTAACCTTCATCTGAAAAACTGTTCTAAATCCATCCAAATCAGTACTAAAATTATCTAATGCTTCAAGTTGTCCAAAATGCCATCCAGAGAATTCGTCAGTATGAATCTTTTGTACTGTAAGTTCAAAGTCTCTATGACTAGTAGAACTTGTAGTAGGAATTCCAGTTGCTCCACCAGTAGCAACAGTTAATATTTCACCATTACCATATCCAAATCCTTCTCTCTTAACTTTAAAGTCAACTACACTACCACCCATTCCAACAACAATATCTACAGATGCGCTTTGTCCTGCTCCAGTAGTAGAATCAGGATCATATATTAAAGGAATGTTAGTGTAACTTAATGGAGCATCTATTACCACTTCTGGTGGATCATATCTTTTAATAGTAACCACTGGAGCAGCAGTAGTAGTTCCAATACCTATTGCAGAACTAATAGTGTCTCCTGTACCAATAGTAAACTGACTTTGACCAACACTAACTACAGAAACATTAGCAATTAGAGTTACTTTACTAGTAGTTGATGAATTAGTAGTTTGAGCAATAGAAATTATAGACCCTGTATTAATTCTACTTGTATCAGCAACACTTATAATTGTAGTTCCTGCAGCACCAGCAGCAGTCATAAAGGTTGTAGAATCAGTAGGATAATAAGTATATCCAATTCCAGGATTAGTAACAGCAATACTTACGATATGACCACCACTAATAGCAGCAGTACCAATAGAAACGTAACTTGCTATACCTACACCATAAGTCTGAACTCCAACATTAACTGTAGTCTGGATTCCAGATCTATATCCAGAACCAGTATTACCTATACTGATAGAAGTAATAGTTCCAACACCAGAAACAATAGCAGTACCACCAGCAGCAACTAAAGGTTGATAACCTAATCCACCAGCAGATCCAACAGAAAGAATCTTACCACCATTAGGATAATTAGTTCTATTTGCATTCTCACCTAAAACAGTATCAGTTGGTCTACGATATGCTGCAAGAGATGTTTCTTCTCCAGTAAATGTAACAGTACTACCAGCACCAGTTTCACCAAAACTATAATTTCCTTGTTGAGTACTTGCAGGTTCTTGGAACATATCATTGATCAAGAGTACTCCATTATAAGTAGAGAATCCTAAAGCATTAGTTTCACTAGTACCATATCCAGTTGTAAGAGTGAAAGCACTCTGAATTCCAGTAAATTGATCTGAAATATCATTGAAAACTGCATTAGTAGTATAAGTTTCCTTAGTAGACCTTGGAGGTGCAGTTCTGGTAAAGATTCTACCGTGGAAAGTAGAATGAGTAACAAGACCAACCCAAGAAGTTTCATCTGGATCAGAAGTAGTACTTAAAGGAGTATTTCCTTTTGGTGCTTGTGCAAAATGAAGAGTATTTAATGCAATATTATAATTTCCACTCAACTTAGTAACAATAGATCCATTACTATGAGCTTCCACAGGAGTTCCTAGTTGACCCCTCAATAAAGTTAGATTATTCCCGTTAACACCTACATCTAATACTTTACAGATCTCGTCGTCGATTTTAACTAGGTCCGCAGCGGCAAATGACGTTATTCCAACTACAGGAGTATTTTGTCCAAATACTATAGCTTGTGATAAAGCAGTAGTAACAGCAGTTCCTGCAATAGGAGACTGAATCATATTATCAATAGTTATTAATGATTTGGAATTTTGATTAGTAGCAGTAATATGATGAGAAGTTCCTATACCAACTGAATTTAATTCAAATGTTTCTGGAACCTGTTGTAAAGCTTTAGCAGCACTTTCGGCAAATCTTAATCCAGAATCAGAGAATTTAACAACATATAATTCAGTAGGAAGTTTAGTAGTGGTTACTCCAGCAACAGTAGCAGCTTTAATTCCTACAGCATTAGCAGTACTTGAACCAGTGTAACTATAATTAACCTTTTCACCTGTAACAAAGTAATGATCAGGAATATCAACAGTATTATTAGTTAAGTTAATTCCATTACCACCTGTTCCAGCATCAGTAGAACCATCAAATATTCTTCTAAAGATTTGCTTTTCATTATGCTTTAAGTTAAATGCTGTTTGAAGATCTAACTTAGTTCCAACATATCTACCAAATTTACTGTACCATTCTATATTATCTAAATCTAAACTAGGTGCTAAAGGAATATTATCATAAATCTGCATCTCAATACCAAAGGTCTTGACATGTACAGAAGCACCAGCTCTAGGACTATAAGTTATATCTACACTATCACCTACCAATTGAGCATCAACTGTTCCCAAACTAGTAGTATTAAGACCGACATTAGCAAAATCAACAGTTACTACATTCGATGCTGAGTTTAAAACAGCAACTTCAAAACACTCATACTGACCAGTAGAAGCAGCATTAGCACCTTCTACAGATACAAAGTAATATCCAGTAGATGCTTTGAAATCAAATCCAGAACCATCTGTTCCATAAGATGCTATAGGAGTAGCAGTAGACCCTACACCAACAGTTTGTTTGTTTGAAGTAAGTCTACCAATATCTAAAGTTACAGAACCAATACCACTAGAACCATATTTCTCTAAAGCAATAAAGGAAGCATTTGCTGTAACAGCAGCACCTACACTTTCATGGAAATCTAATTTAACATGACCACCTTCAATTTTAGCATAATAGGTTCCAAATCCAACATCTAAAGAATCAGGAGAAAGACTATTAGTAAGATCTCCATATTGGTTAAATGCTACCTTAGTACCATCATGAATGAGGTTAAATTCACTTCCTACAAACTCTTGAACATTATTTTCAAGTTGAACCATAATATGAGCAGATCTATAATCTACTCCAAATTCAACAACATTAGCACTTACACCAGCACCAATATTAGCTTGTGAATCACCTAAGTAACATGAATCACCTAAAGCAGTACTTGCTACACCAACAATATTATCTTTAACACTTATAGAAACATTAGAAATATCATATAAATTATACTCATTCTTAATAGGAACAAAAGTTAAATCCCAACCTTCTTTCTTAGGAGCATAATCAAAAGTTCCTAATTCTGGATAGGTTTCTATAGTTGCATACTCATTAATATATGCAACATTATCATGCTGAAGAAGAGAAACAATAGAGAATTGTCTTTCATCAGAATAAGTTTGATCTTTTACTAAAGTAAAGATTTTGTTGAATACATCATTATCAGTAAATTCACCAACAGTAGAGAATTTAGTAGGTCTTTCTCTATCATTAAATGTATCACTAAAGTCATCTATATCAAGTGCTCTATTTCCAATAGACTGATAATAATCAGTAATAGGTCTATTAGCAAATAAAACTTCCTTAGAGATTATTTGACCTCCTACATCAACTGTAAGTTCACTTACATCGTCAAAATCAGGATATGATTGTACATCACCAAAACATTGCTGTTCAGCAACTAACTCAAAGTTAGCAGGCTCTGTTCTAGTAATAGCAGCATCTGGATCTTTACTTTCAATTTCTAAATCAGACCATCTATCAAATCCAGCAACATGACTTAATGCTTTTACATCATCACCCCAAGTATCAATAGGAACTTGTGATCTTAAAGCATATGAAAATCTTTGATAATATCCATTATCTGGAAGTCTTTGGAAACTATTGTTTAAGAATCCAGAATCAGATTGGAATCCATGATTGACTGTTGCACCAGCACCAGTTGCAATTTCTGCTGCAAAATTAACATTCTTTTTAATATATGCTTGTACTCT